GGAAATCTGAAAGGCGCAAACCATAGCATTGGCATAGTTCCCTATTGCATAATCAACCGCACAACGAATTACGCTGATCCAAATTTCAACTGGGCAAAAGAAGTAGATTATCTTTTTACGCTGGCAGAAGATGTAATCTTCATCGGTTACGAAAGCGAATACAATACTTTTCAGGAACTATTTAACACAAAGGCACGGTTCATGCCCTGTTCATTTCTTGAAGCTGCTTACCTGATACACAATGCAAAAATGTTTACTGGATGTTATTCGGCCATGTCAACGATAGCAATGGGATTAGGAATAAACTACAGGTTAGAGCAAGCACCCGGGCATACCTGTTCATCATTAAACGAGCCAAGAGAAACCATAATCAATGTATAGCCAAGCCGGACAAGACGAATGGGTATTATCCCACATCAAGCAAGGTTACTATCTTGAAATAGGAGCAAGCCACCCAATAAACATTTCCAATACCTACCTGCTCGAGCAAAACGGATGGGATGGTATAAGCATTGACATAGACAACCAATGCGAAGAAATTTGGCATCAAACCCGAAAGAACCGTTTAATCATCGGCAATGCTTTAACTACTTCATTTGATTGGCTACCTAAAAGAGTGGAATATTTATCACTCGACATAGACCCGGCAAGGAACACATTTGAGATGCTTACCAAGTTGCCGCATAAAACAACACGCTTTTCCTTGATAACTTACGAGCATGATTATTACCTTTGCAACGAATCGGCTGGGCATGATTACCGGCAACGATCAAGGCAAATGCTAAATAATTTGGGCTACCGGCTTTTAGTTCCCGATGTATGTTATGAGGGTAAACCTTATGAGGATTGGTGGATTGATAAAACAATACGTTTTTAACATGGGAAATCATAAATACATACCGACACCTGAACGAATGTTGGAACTTTGGCATGATTACACAAAATGGGCTAAAGAGAACCCTGTTAGGGTACAAGACTTTGTTGGCAAAGATGGCGAAGAAGTTTACCGGTTAAGAGAAAGACCGCTTACACAAGTTGGTTTTGAGGCGTTTGTTTATAAAAATCATGGCTTTGGGATTGAGCAATACTTTAAGAATCAGGATGGACTGTACACCGAATTTATTCCCATCTGTTCACGCATTGTGAAAGAAAGGACAGCCGACCAGATTGATGGAGGCATGACAGGCATTTACAACACATCAATAACCCAACGGCTTAACGGGCTTACTGAAAACAGTAATGTAAAGACAGATGGAACACTAAACGTAAACTATGGACGTATACCTCAACAACCTGCATCCGAATCAGGTCAGGATGATACAGGAACGGAAACGGTTTAACGTTGCGAATTGCGGCAGGAGATTTGGCAAATCGGCAATGGCGGTAAACATTCTTTCCGAAACGGCAATAAAGGGCTTCCCTTCCGGTTACTTCGCACCAACATACAAACTACTTGAAGGCACTTATAATGAGTGCCTATTAGCTTTAAATGAGGCTGTAGTAAGAAAACACGATAACCAATTCATTGAACTAATCACAGGCGGTAAGATAGAGTTCTGGTCATTGGATAACCCACAGGCAGGACGTTCAAGGAAATATAAGGAGGTTGTAGTGGATGAAGCAGCGTTTGTTAAAGAGTTATGGGAGGCATGGACACAAGCCATCAGGCCTACCCTTACTGATTTGAAAGGTGGGGCGTGGTTTCTGTCAACTCCGAAAGGCAAGAACGATTTCTACAAGTTGCATCAGCGGGGCTTAACTGGTGAAGCCAACTGGCAGTCATGGACGATGAGTACTTATGATAATCCATTTATTGATCCGAAAGAAATAGACGATGCTAAGCGGGATTTGCCGGAAGTGGCGTTTAATCAGGAGTACTTAGCACAGTTTGCAGATAATACAGCTAATCCGTTTGGGCTGAACTTCATTGAGCAATGTACTTATCCGCTGTCTAACTTACCACCTGTTTGCTTTGGTATTGATTTAGCGAAGTCATACGACTGGACTGTAATCATCGGGCTGGACGTAAACGGTTCTGTATGTTGGTTCGATCGGTTTCAAAAGGATTGGAAGCAAACCATCACGCACATAAACAATTTACCTGTAGTTCCAATTTCAATAGATACCACAGGCGTTGGTGACCCTGTAGCTGAGATGGTTGATAGAAGATACTACTTGGATATGTTTAAGTTTTCAAACACGTCGAAGCAGCAGTTGATGGAGATGTTAGCAATAGCCATCCAACAAAGAAAGATAAATTTTCCTGCTGGCATTATTGCCGATGAACTTTCTAACTTCGAATACGAATACACAAAGAACGGTGTGAAGTATTCAGCACCAACAGGACTTCACGATGATGCTGTGTGTGCATTGGCATTGGCTTGGCGCATCTTTAAGTCAGGGGCTGCAAACGGTCATTACACAATTATCTAAAAAAAGTATATTAAAGTATGAACATTGAGCAATTTCAGCAACTGAACATCATTAATGAGTTCGATTTGAACGAAATGGACAAGGCAACCCAGATGGTTATGGTTTTAACCGGGAAGACTGAAGACGAGGTAGACAAGATGAGCATTAAGAAGTTCAGCAGGTTATGTGAAAGAATAAACAAGTCCTTTGATTTTCAAGGCAAAAAGATACCCAAGTACTTTGTGTTGGGCTTCAGGCTTTACAAGATTGAACTGAACATTAAGAAAATGAAAGCGGGCAAGTACGTGGAGGGGATTGAGTTTGGCAAGAACCACATTATGAACCTGCACAAGATGATGGCATCTGCTGTAATTCCTTGTAATTGGTTAGGCAGGGAAAAGCCAATAGATGGAACAGAACATGAGGATTTGGCTGAAAAGATGCTGAAATGCAACTTTAAAGTTGCATTTTCTTGTTGTGTTTTTTTTTGCAGATTATTCACAGCCTCAATGAAAAGTTCCCATCACTATTTGAAAATGACCCTGATGGGCAAGGGGATGAGCAAAGAACAAGCAGAGGATCAGATGAAAGGTTTGCAGCAAGTTTTGGATGGAATAGCTGCAGCGAACAGGTGGCAGAATACGAAAGAATTAAATTAGACGATGTTTGGGCTTTGCCGGTTATTCAGTTTTTAAACGATTTGGTTTACTTAAAAGAAAAAAAGAAATACCTCAATGCCAAAAAATGATTTAAGTTTTCTGGACACGAAAGGGGAGGAAAAGAATTTATACGGCCCTGTTAAATTGGATGCTACTCGAAAAAAGATGGCAGACTATGGGGCAAGGTTTGCTTTGGCATTGCGGAAGAACTTAGAAAAAAGCAAGAACGTAAGCGAGGGAAATTTAGCGGACAGCGTTGATCCTGTAGTAAGTGTTGAGGATGGAAGAATTGTTTTGAGAATGTTTATGCTTGACTATTACGACTTCGTAAACAAAGGAGTAAGAGGAGTAAAGAGCAGTAAGAATGCGCCCGGTTCGCCTTATAATTTTAAGAACTTTTGCGTACCGGACACAATGAAGATTTCATTGGCGAAGTACATCAAGAACAACAAAGGCAGGGTAAGGAATAGAAAGAAAGATGTTGCATTTGGCATCGGTAACGAAGCGAAGGGCAAGAGATTGACAGAGGAACAGACGCAAGTAAACACGCTGGGCTACATGATAAAGCGGCAAGGTATAAAATCAACGATGTACTTCGACAAAGCATTTAAGGAAACTTTTAAAGGCTTCGAGCAGGAGATACTTGATTCATTCGGAACGGACGTTACGATAACATTGAGCGGTATTAAATTAGGTAAAAAAAGATGATAACGATAATCAACACGCCATCGGATAAACCATCAATACAGGATGATTTATGGCACGTAGTTTCAAGCAATAATGTAAGCGGATTGGGTTTTAAATACGTGTTTGATATTTTCATAGGTGGCGTTCAGAAAGTAAGAGTAAAGCAATTCCCGGATCCGACAACAAACAGAGGATACTTAAATGCTTCCGCTATTGTAAAGAACTCGATTACTTACGACTGGGTAACATTCGATAATTCCGTTTCATGTGCAAAGCCTAACATCAGCGGTGAGGTTGGTTTAGATTATGATGTAAGATACGGTGAAGAGATTAGCGGTATTACTTCTCTAAATTTAATCAGCGGAACAACAAGGGCATTTAACTGGCGACCACCGATTTTCAAAAGACGCATCAAGGGAATATCGGATTACAATAACACATGGGTAACTTCCCGACCTTTGAGAACGAGCATAGACTATCCTGAAATTTCAGGCTCAACTTATATTGGTGAAAAGTTAATGGTAGGCTTTAACAGGGTTTCTTCTCTTAGCCTTGTTGTCAATGTTTACAATTACAACGGCACGGTAACTACAACCAACTTAGGTTCTATTTCAGCAAGTGCATCAGAGTATCATCAACTGAATATAAGTCCATCGGCCATCAACAACTATGCAGGCAGCGCACTTATTGGAACTAATTGTAAGTATTATGAAGTTTACTTAAACGGTGCAGACAATATATTCAGGGTGGATATTATTTGCGACAGGGGATACAAGGCTATTCCGCTGCATTTTATGAACGCATGGGGGTTATTTGATACGGCACGATTCGGTTTGGTACGAAGATTGAACATGGAAGTAGAACGAAAAGGATTTACAAAACGAGATTATAAGTTTGGGCTGTCAAGTGTAGATTATTATACAGGCAACAAAGCGGTGGAGAGTAAGATAAACCACGCACAACGTGGCAGCTTTACTTACAATCTTACAATGGATGCGCCAACGGATGCGGATTACGAATGGCTGTATGAGCTTCTATTATCCCCACAAGTGTATGCAGAAATAGACGGGTACTTTTACTCGGTAACTATAAAGACAAGCAACTATGAGTTCAGCACGATAATAAACAACAGACTTCGTGTATTTGAAATTGAAATAGAATTAAACCAAACAAGGTATGCCCATGCAAGGTAGATTGATAATGGAAGGTTATGAGTTGGACTTGTCTGAAGGGCTGTCTAACCAGATCACTTATGCCGTTGATGATATTGTAAACCTTGATAGCAAGTCTACTGCATTCAGCAAAACTATTATCATTCCCGGAACAACGAACAACAATAACATCTTTGGGAATATATTCGAAATAAACAATTCTAACTTCACGGTAGATGCACAACCGAATGTGCTGTATAACTTCAATTCTGCACTTTCAGCTGTGTGTTTTTACGAAGTAAATGGTTTGCAGATTATTAAGGGAGTTATCCGTTTGCTTGAGATTATTATAGATGGGAAGTTTATTGAGTATGAAGTTTCGATTATTGGCGAGTTGGGAGGCTTCATTAATAAACTTGGTAACAAAAGATTACAGGATATTGATTTCTCAAATTATAATCATGTTTATTCTGTTTCAAATATAGCGGATAGTTGGCTTGGTGAATTTCAATACATACCACAAGAAACGTTGTTTATTGTTTCAGCTGGTTTTAATTACATTATTTTCTTTGGCGTTAATTTCAGGCAATTAAAAACGGGACAAACTTTCACTGTTTCAAGTACAGCATCAAACAACGGAGCGTTTACAATTCTAAGCGTTGAATTTCTTACTACAGGTGCAACAAGATTTAAAGTGGTTGAGGCGGTTACATTAGAGCAGACGATTCCAATAATAAGCTATACCCTTAATCAGGGCGAAGGATATTTTTATCCGCTTACCGATTACGGAAATGTAAGTATTGATAAAATTAATTTTCAGTATTCAGCCTATAGACCTGCTCTTTATCTAAGGGATTACGTTAATAGGATAATCACAGATGCGGGGTACACATGGGAATCATCTTTTTTCGATACTGCATTTTTCAAAAGATTGGCTATTGGGAACAATCAAAAAGGACTATTTAAGAACAACGTTACAGATTATGTAAATGGAGCAACCACAACACAACAAAATATAAACTCATTAGGGCCTGTTAATGTTTTATTCGGAAGCCCTACATTAAATGATTTTACTTATTCAGCAGGCGTATTCACATACACAGGAACGCCAACGATTACAACAAAAACAAAAGTAAAGCTAAGGGGTACAGTTACAAGCACAGCACCGGGAGCAGCTACTGTTTATATTGATGATGTTAGTAGAACACTTGTTACTGGCACATTTGATATTGAACTTGAAATAACAAAGACATTAAACACAGGCGATACATTATCTGTTAAATTTGCTTCATTTGCTTTTACATTCCTTTGTATTGTAAGTGTTGACAGCGCAGAGATAGTAACACAAAAAGACCCTCCGGGATTTGTTGATTTGCCATTAGGCGAAACGGTAGAGATAAACCCATCATTACCACAGGGTATATTTCAAAAGGATTTATTTACTTCCGTTTTAAAGTTGTTCAATCTAATTGTAAGCGAGGATAAATTCATAGAAAAGCATTTGATGATAGAGCCTTACCCGGACTTCTATCAAACATCTAATTTCTTAGATTGGAGCGATAAATTAAACAGGGGCGAGCCGTACAGGATAAAGCCGATGAGTGAACTAAATGCAAGGTTCTATAATCTTAAATTTAAACAGGATAACGACTTCTATAATGAGAATTACAGAAAGAAATACAACGAAGGTTACGGCGATAGGATTTATGATACTGCTTATGAATTTGCAAAGGAAACGGAAACGGTAGAGGTTATATTCTCATCAAGTGTATTGTTCGGTGCTGATGGTACGGATAAGGTTTATCCTGCCGTTTATAAAAAGTCAGGCAATGATTCATTTGAAGAAGCAATGGATCACAACATTAGATTATTGCAGGTTAAAAGAATTACAGATGTTACCAGTTACAATATCTTGGATGGAACTACTGCTATTGCAAATTATGATTATTACGGATACGGTGGTCATTTAGACGACCCCGATGCACCGGCAAGCGATATAAACTTTGGCGCACCGAAACAATTATACTTTACGTTAGTAAGCGGTAACCTAACCAACAATCTATTCAATACATATTACTCACCGTACTTAGCCGAGATAACAGACAAGGACAGCAAGTTGTTGACTGGTTCATTTAAGTTGACTGTTCAAGACATTTACGATTTAGATTTCAAAAGGCTGATTTACATTGATGGGGCCTTGTTTAGATTAATGAAGGTTATTGACTTCAATACTAATGGCGATGAACTAACTAAATGCGAATTATTAAAAGTTATAAACTTAGATTACTGATGAGGTACGTTATTACTTTACTTATGTGTATTGGGTTTGCTTATGCACAGCCGGGCAGCAGGATAGTTTACTCGAGCAAGTTTATAAAAGCACCGGGCTTTATTGCTGATAGTAATTTTAAGCCACCTTCAGATACTACTAATTACAAGACAGGTATTGCCACGATTGGCAGTTCTATCTATGTTGGCAACGGTGTTAAATGGTCTACTCCTTCAGGAGGCGGTTCGACATGGGGAAGCATTACAGGCGATTTAGACACGCAAACGGATTTATACACGGCCTTGAATTTAAAGCTGCCAATTGCAGACACGGCAGCAATGATGAAAAGAGATACATCTTCAGCTTATCTTATTTTAGATGCAACAACATCAAGCACTACAGCGGTTGCTACAAATCTTAAATTCCAAATAGCTGCTAATCAAAGATATTTCGTAATGGTAGATGGTACGGCTTCAAAAGCAACATCTACAAGTGGAATGAAATTAGCGATTGGAGCACCATCGGGCTGCACAATAAAAGGTTATGCTCAACAAGGTACTGCAACATTGAGTACGGCAATGACGAACAGTTTGATAACTGCTATTAATACACTGGGCTCAACATTTGCAACAGGTATAGGCGTAGAAGTTCCTTTCAGAATGGTGTTCACAGTAACAAACGGAGTAAATGCAGGAACAATAGAATTGCAATTTGCAACAGTAACGAGTAACACGGCAACCATATTCGCAGGAACAAACATGAGATGGCAACGAACTAAAGGATTATAACATGGCAAAGACAACAGTAGCATTAGAATTTGAAGTAAACAGTAAGGCAGCGGAATCTTCCGTCGGTTCGTTTAAGAAACAACTAAGGGATGCCAATCAGGAACTATTAACGCTGAATGAAAAGTTTGGTGCAACATCAAAGGAGGCGATAGCAGCAGCGAAGAAAGTAGCAAATTTAAAAGATGCTATTGGCGATGCTAAGCAGTTGAGTGAAGCCTTTAACCCCGATGCGAAGTTCAATGCTCTTGCAGGTGCTGTAACTGGGGCAGTAAGTGGCTTTCAGGCTTTGCAGGGCGCACAGGCTTTGTTTGGAACGGAGAGCAAAGAACTTGAAGAAACGTTAGTAAAGTTAAATTCCGTGATGGCTTTAAGTCAAGGCCTTAACGGAATACTTGCTGCTAAAGATGCTTTTATTGCTTTGGGAGCGCAGATAAAAAACAGCACCGTATTTATCAGGGCAAATGAATTAGCGACTAAGGCGGCAGCTATTGTGATGAAGTTGTTTGGGCAAGGAGTAGAAACAACATCAACATCATTTAAAGTTCTAAAGGGAGCGATAGCGGCTACAGGAATTGGTTTACTTGTTGTACTTATCGGGGAGGCTGTGCAGGCGTTTCAAGAGTTTACAAGTGCTGCTGATAAGGCAGCGGAATCACAAAAGAAGTTTAACGACCTAACTTTAAAAAATGCGGAGGATGAGTTAAAAAGAATCAACACAAGATTAGACAGGGAAGAGAAGTTTGCAATAGCGAGGGCGAAACTTGCAGGAGCAAGTGAAGAAGAGATATTCCAAATTGAACAGGAATACAGGAGAAAGAAACTTGAGGCGCAAAATAATTTTATTAGGCAGGCTTATTCATTAGATGAAGACAGAGGCGATGAGGCTGTAGCGCAAGCAAAGAAGATAAATGAAGAAGGTCAGTTAGCTGAATTAGATAATCAGTTAAAGCTAAAGAAGATTAGACAGGATGCTGCAAAACAGGAAGAAGAAGAACGTAAGGCAAGGCAAAAGAAAAAAGATGAAGAGCAAAAAAAGAAAGATGAAGAAGATCAAAAGAGATACGAGGCTACTTTAGCCACAAGATTAGAATTAACAAAACAATCAAACGAAGCAGATGATTTAGCTTTAGAAAATGCACAAAAGCAATTCGATGCAATAGCAGAGCAAGAAGAAGAAGCTGCAAGAAAATCAGCAGAAAATAAAATATACTGGGAGCAGTTCTATGCTAACTTAAAATTAAAATCCGATGCGGAATTATTAAAGGCTGAACAAGATGCAGCAGCGCAAAGAATTGCCAACCTTCAATCTATTGCAGATTCAACAAATAAACTTGCAGACGTTGTTGGAAAACAAACGGCAGCAGGGAAAGCATTAGCCATTGCATCAGCGACTATCAATACTTTCTTAGCAGGTACAGAGGCCTTGAAAGCTATTAAGACAGCGACTAATCCAGTTCAAGCATTAGCAGGGATAGCAACAATGGCGGCAGTTATTGCAAGCGGATTGAGAACAGTTAAAAGTATTGTTGCCGTAAGAGTACCGGGCAGCGGTGGCGGTGGTTCAATCGCTGCTCCTTCGCTTGGCAATTTCTCCCCACAAGCCACAACAACAAACCTAAACCAACAATCCATTAACGCCATCGGGAACGTGGCTGCAAGGGCTTATGTATTGGAAACAGACGTAAGCGGTAATCAGGAAAGAATCAGGCGTTTAAACAGGGCCGCACGTATAAATTAAGTTACATTTTGGATTTTAAAGTATAATTAGTTTATGGATTTTCCTGTCTATAAACTAAAGATTAACCCCAACATTGAGGGGGCGAGCGAGGTTACAGCCGTTGCGCTCGTTGACTTACCGGCAATACAAGAGGACTTTCAGTTCTTCAATCTACACAAACAGAAATACAAAATTGAAAACGAGGAGCAGAGGATAATCTCCGGGCCGCTGATGATAGCGGACAAGCCTATCTACAGAGAAAATGATGAGTTTGGAAGCCATTACATTGTATTCGATGCGGACACGATAAAGACAATAGCTATCAAGTATGCAAAGAAAAAATACCAATCGAATGTAAATGAGATGCACGAAACTCCACTTGCAGGGATAGTTTTATTTGAAAGTTTTATTAGCGATACAAAGCGAGGCATAAAGCCGATGGTAGGTTATGAGGATGCGCCTGATGGCAGTTGGTTCGGTTCAATGTACATTGAGAATGAGCAGGTTTGGCAAGATGTTAAGGAAGGAAAGTTTAAAGGTTTCAGCGTGGAAGGTTTGTTCATTTACGATGTTCCGAAAAAAACTGATGAGGAAATTCTGAACAGTTTGAAAAAGTTATTGAGCTAAAAAGTTACAATTAAATTATAAATGTATAATTGATAAGTATGGAAAGAAATGCAAGCGAAATATTAAAGCAGGTTAAAGAGTTCTTTAACACACTTGTAAACCCTGTTGCTGCCGCTCCAGTAACCGCTCCAGTTGCTCCTGTAGTTCCTGCTGCTGCACCAGTAGCACCAGTTACAATGAGTACCGATTACACGTTAAACGATGGCGTTACGATGGTAAGCATTGACAAACTCGAAGCAGGTGGAGTAGTGAAGATTAAGGACGTTAGCGGTGCGGAAGTTGCAGCACCGGCAGGAGAGCATACTTTACAGGACGGAACAGTATTAGTAGTTGCAGAGGGTGGAATAATTTCAGAAGTGAAGCCGGTAGCACCGGTAGCACCTGCACCAATGAGCATCCAACAGATGGAAGAGTTTTCTAAGATGCAGTTTGCTGCAACTATTGAAGACAGAATAGCGGCTTTGGAAACAATGAACAAAGCCTTGATGCAGAATTGCATGGGCTATGAACTTGCCAAAGCGGCGCAAGCGGATGCAGTAGAAGCATATCGCACAAGCATCGAAGGTGTTCAGGTTGAAATGAAAGCACACAAAGAAACATCGAACAAAGTATTAAGTGGTGTTATCGAAGTGGTTGAAGCATTATCAGCACAACCAACAGCAGTACCGGATCCGACTGTAGAAAAAAAGAATCATTTTAAAGCGGATGTTAAACAACCATCCGAAACAATAAAAAACATTTCTAAAATCTTGTTTTCCTAAAATAAACTAACTATGGCATTTACATTATCAGGCATTGGATCGTACACACGGCAATCGGTAGAACCGTTATTGACAGCGGCTATCTTCGGTGCAAAGACACAGGAACTTATCGCTAAGAGCGGTATCGTTTTAACAAAGGTAAAGAGTGCGGAAGCAATTCCTCTTATGGATACCGATGCGCCTTTTCAAACAGATGCTTGTGGATGGAATCCATCAGGCACAACTACCTATTCGCAGCGTACCGTTACCGTTGGTAAAATCAAAGTGGAAGAAGCCCTTTGTTACAAGACATTGGAAACTTCCTTCATTCAGGAAGCAATGAGGGCAGGTTCTACCTATGAATCATTTGAGCCAGCAGCATGGGAAGCAGCATGGACTAATCGTAAGAACGAGCGTATTGCAAACCAACTGGAAACAGCATTATGGCAGGGTGATACAGCATCAGGAAATATGAACCTTAACAAGTTCGACGGACTTATTAAATTGATTGATGCAGGTTCACCGGTTGATGCAAACGTAAATGCTTTTACAGGAATTGGCGTAATTAGCGGGCTTACATCAGCTAACATCATTACTGCCGTTCGTGCCGTGAAGAACGCTATCCCAGCGGCTTTGAAAGGATTAACTGATACTGTTATCTTCATGGAGTATGCTGCATACGACATGTATGTAGATGCAGGTGTAACAGCTAATCTTTTCTCTTACAACTTCAACGACAAATCTAACTACGGTGGGCTTACCGTACCGGGAACAGGCATCCGTATAGAAGCTGTACACGGCTTGAACGGAACAGGAGATATGTATGCAATGAGATTATCTAACGCTGCAATTGCGGTTGATGCTGAAGGTGAAGAAGCTAATTACAAGCTTTGGTATTCAGAAGACAACAACGAAGGTCGTTTCCGTGCAGCCTTTAAATTTGGTGTGAACGTAGCGTTTACAACCGAAGTAGTGAAGTTTAAATCAACAATCTAATTATGCCTAATTGTTCAATAAGCTCAGGTTATGCAATTGACTGCCGTGATGCGGTAGGCGGTAACAAAGAAGTTTACATTATCGACTTCTACGATGTTACTGCCGTTGCCGAAGCAAGCGGATTAGTTACTGGAATAACTAAAGCATCGGGAAAAAGGTTTTACAAATTTGAGATACCCGAAGCCACAGCGGAAGGAAAAGACACGCCTGTAGGTAATACACAAAACGGATCACTCTTCTTCAACCATGAGTTCACAATGGCCCTCAACAAAAGAGATGCTGCAACAAGGAATATAATACTTGTGCTTGGTAAGGCGAGGGTTATCATTGTAGCAAAGGAGTTATCAGGCAGATGGACAATGTACGGCAAGGACAACGGCTTATGGCTTACTACCGGAGAAGGAACATCAGGGCTTGCAGGTGGCGATAGGAATGGTTACAATCTTACATTCACAGGCGAGCAAAGAGAACCAGTACTTGAGGTAACAAATGCGGTGGGATTAGTTTTACAGACACCCGGATAATATTTAAAACAAAAACCTAAAGAGGGGTGGGGATTTCCCTCACCCTTTTTTTATGCTACAAATAAATAAAGATATTACCAATACGTTACTATTCACCGCTACGGAAAGTTGTGTTCTTGTAAATCCGTATTTTCTGTTTAAATTTACAAACAGAACAACAAATGAAATAATTTATTATGTTGCTACTGATACAAGCCTCTACAATTATAGATTCAATAAAGCCACAATATCGGGTTCATTATTCTCTCAATACGGATATTACAATTACGAAATTTACGAGCAGTTAAGTTCAACGAATATAGACCCGACAGGTTTAAATTTAGTGGAGAGCGGTTTCATGGTTGTTGTTGGCGATTCATTCACGCCTGATGAATACGATGGTCAGGATAATACATTTGTAGTATGATAGATTACAATCTTATACAGGTATCATTTGCGAGGGCTGAACAGCCTGTGTTTACTGAACGTAAAGGCAGTGGCATTGTAAACTTTGGCGAAAAGAATACCTTCCCTACTTACTTAAACGACTTGTATAACGAGAGCCCAAAGCACGGGGCTATTGTGCAAAGCAAAACGACTTACATATTCGGGAATGGATTTGCAAAAATAAAATACTATAAAAATCCAAACGATTCAGAAACGTGGAACGAATTATTAAGAAAATGTGTTTTGGATTATGAAAAGTTCGGCGGTTACTACTTACAAATAATTTGGAACAAGGGCGGAACGATAGCAAGCATCTATCATTTGAAGTATCATAAGGTTAGAACAAATTATGATAATTCTACATTCTGGGTGAAAGATGAGTGGGATATTTACAAGCAGATTTCTGCTAAAGATAAATTAAAGGAAAGGGATTATCCTGCATTCGATGTGAACGACAAAAAAGGCTCACAGGTTCTTTTTGTTAAGAGTATCGGAGATCAGTCAGATGTTTATCCATTGCCCTCTTATTATCAGGCTTTGAATTATATTGATGCTGATAGGTTAATGGGCAGGCACGTGCTGGGGATGGCTAAGGATGGATTTGTAGCCAGCAAGCTAATAAACTTCAATGAAGGCGAACCATCACTTGAGCAGAAAAGAGAAATTGAGAAAGCGTTAGAAAAGAAATTTACAGGCAGCGAGGGTAAGAAGTTCATGGTTGCATTTAACAAGAACCCGGCAAATGCAGTAACGGTAACGGATTTGGGAACTTCGCAGCTTACAAAAGAAGACTTTACTAATATCAATTTATTAATTCAACAGGAGATTTTTGCCAGCCATAAGATTACAAGTCCTTCACTTTTTGGAATTAAAACAGAGGGGCAATTAGGTGGAAGAAGTGAACTTAGAGATGCTTATGAGATATTTAAAAACACGTATGTAAACGAAAGGCAGCAGATACATGAAGAAGTGTTTAGCGGATTATTTTTATTGTCAGGTATCCCGGTAGAAGCAAAGATAATACCTACAGAACCGATAGGGATTGAATTAACTACTGAAATAATCACAGGGCTTGGGCTTCCAAAAAAATACTTCCTCGATAAATTAGGCGTGAACATAGAAGACTATCCTGCAACGGTAGATGATAGTGTTATTATAAATGCGATAAATTCTTTGAGTCCGTTAGTGGCTAATAAGGTTCTTGAAAGCATGGATGCAAACGAGATAAGAGGACTTGTTAAGTTGCCTGCAAAATTAGGAGGAACTACAGGTGCCGCTCCGCTTGATGCAAACGGAAATGTAGTTACTGAAATGGTGAACGATAATCTTAAGAATTTAACGGGCAGGCAGTTCCAGAATATAACAAGAATAGTGCGCCAGTACGGTTCAGGGAAGATAACAAGACAAATGGCGGTGGCTTCTTTGCGTTCAGGTTTTGGATTAAGCGAGCAGGATATTACAGACTTCTTAGGCGAGGAGTTACAATTCAGCGAAGATGTATTACATCACTTTGCTGAACATGGCGAAGACAGGAGTAATTTTATTTTGCTTCGCCAGTACGATTTGGATTCAGAAACAATACTACCGTCAGCTTTTGCGGAAGTGAATAAATTAGGATTAGACGTGTTGGGGGTTATTTCAAAAGATAAGAACGCAACACCAGAAGATATTGCAAAGACGGTAGGCAAAGATGTTGATGTTATTAATTCCGTTCTTTCTGATTTATTGACAAAGGAACTGATAACGGAATCAAACGGAGTTAGAAAACTTACAAAGCCGTTGAGTGAAATTGCGGACACTAAAATACAAGTTTTAATAAGGTATTCGTACGAATGGAAAAGTGAAGTTCCGGTAGGCCAAAGAGATACAGCGGCACATCCTTCAAGAGAATTTTGTAAGAAGTTGATGAAGCTGAATAGATTTTACAGCAGGAAAGACATTCAGGATATTTCATTAAGGCTTGGTTATTCTGTTTTCGATAGAGCAGGTGGATGGTGGACAATGCCTAACGGTGAACATTCAGTTTCCTGCAGACATGAGTGGAAGCCTAACGTAGTTCTAAAAAAATTATAATGAACGTATTATTCATAGATGAAAGCACAATAAAGTTAAGGACAGGTATCAGCGTAGCTATTGATGGCGGTAAGCAATTACGGCCAATGATTAAGGTTGCACAGGATATTTTTCTTATGCCTGCTCTTGGATCTACTTTGTACAAAAGATTACAGCAGGGAAAGAAAGACGGTAATCTAAATTCGAGCGAAGTAAATTTAATTGATAATTATATTACGGACTGCTTGATATGGGCTACAATAAGCTATCTGCCTGTGTCTATGGGTTATCAGTTTTACGCCAAAGGAGCATTACAAAAAACATCAGAAGAAAGCAATGCGCCATCTAAGCAGGAACTGGACTACATCGGAACATATTATCAGGACATCGCTGAAAGCTACAAGCAGACATTAATAAATTACTTAAGGCAAAACTATACTTTGTTTGCTGAATACAGCAGCCCCGGTACTGGATGGGATGTTGTTGAACCAATTACATTAGGTTATGAGTGCCCGATATTTTTGGAAGGTGATAAGGAATGTAAGAGCACATCACCTGCTCCGGTTGTTAGTGTACAAAGAATTGGCAAGAGTGTTTACACGGCTATTGGCAATGAAGTTGCGTTCAATCCAACTCCATCGCTTGAAGGTAGAGTTATCTTAATAGCGACACGTGCAGGGTGGGTAAGGGAAGTTGTTGATACTGTAAACACAGACACGATGAAATTACAAATTGTTGGTAATACTGTAACGCTTCCGGACATGGCATCACCGGGAGAGAGATTTGAATTTGTTTATACTTAATTATGAAGAAATATCAAAAGTTTGGAAACAAGAAAATCTTTATTGATTTAGTTTTAAAAAAAGCAAATGACCTACAAACAAGTAAAGCAGAATGTTCAGGCAATACTGGAAAGCCATCCGATGATAAGAAAGGTGTTGTTCAACACGCCAACGGAGTGGATTTATCAGGAGGGAAGTCCTGATTTTCCAATTGCTTTGTTTTCTATTGATGGTGGAGTTTTAGAACCGGGCTACAAAACATTCAATATTTCATTTTGGTTTCTCGACAGGTCGGGAATGGATGGGGAGTTTGAAGTAGATATTGTAAGCGATCAGGTGGAAATAGCTAATGACATTGTAGCTAAGTTAAAACAAAGCTGGATTAATAACTGGCTGATAGATGAGAATGTTAGCTTTGATGTTATCATGGAAAAATTTGAAGATTATTTGAGTGGCGTAAAATTTACAACAACTTTAAAAATTGCAAACAATTATGACACGTGCGCTATTCCTGCTATTTAGTTTAATTTCTTTTAAAGCCTTTTCGCAAACGCCTGTTGTTTATCAGGGCGTTGGGATTAGGATGAAACAGATGTGGGCTGATAGTGTGGCCCGGATTCCTTCTGATACTACTGTAAACAAAACGGGTATTGCTGTGAAGGGAACGACTTTGTATACTGGCAACGGTGTAAAGTGGACGGCAGTAACCGGTTCTGGTGGTTCGTTTACTGGAGTGGATTCTGTTGTTGTAAAGTCAAGTGGTTGTGTAGATACTTTCTATCAATGGAAGCAGGGAGTAAGAACTTTAATTACAACAGTAGACGAGCAGAACGGATTGAACTCAGGCGGGGCAGTTACGGTAGGCGCAAATGATACTACCTTCAACGTGGCTTCGGCGGTGTATAAGTTGGGTTGTGTTCGGTTTAGTTCTTCATCAGGCACGGTTGTACTAAACGGAAATAGCGACAGCACACGGGGCAGATATGACGTTATAGGTGTTAATAATTCAGGGGCTATATTTGCGATTCAGGGGACGAGAGGAACGAACCCTGCTGTGCCTTCTGTCAACCCTGCAACGCAAATAGGTTTAGCAAGTGTTTACTTCCCTCCGCTTAAGGATTCAGGGATAGTGAATATCTACAACACAACGAATGTAAACGGTGTGGATTCTAACGCTATTTATCAGGTTGACGTAACGGCTGATTCGCTTTGTTTTATTTTCATTTCACTTAGGGATAGAGATACAGTTTGCACAACACAATCAGGCGGTGGAGGTTCGCAAAACCTTGACCAAACTTTAGCAATAGGTAATAATACCGATACAACGATGAATTTTGTTGATACGCTTTCAACGAGTGATACTAAGAACTTCGTAACTATCTATCCGAGAGGTTACGGGCAGACAGGCTACCCGAATGGAAGACCTTCAATGTTTAACGCATTTGGTTATGGTCGTTATTCTGGCGTAAATGCAGATGGAAGACCTAACGTTGTTGGGTTATTGTGGGGGTATAACGGAGGCTTTAATAATCCAATTTTAGCAAATGAAGCTACATGGGGCGTAAGAACGGAAACGTGGTATCAGTTAGGAGGTATTGGGCATAGCGAGTTTCACGGTGTTATGCCTGAATTTAAAGCAATCAATGGAATATCACGAAGGCTTGGAAGTGCTTATGTAAATAATTTGACAGGTTACACAACCTATAATTTACAGATTGATAACATGAGTATTTTAAGAGGGTCAAGTGATACAGCACAACTTTCTTCATCTTTGAACAGATTACTTGTTGGAACTAAGGGTGTTGGGGATATTACTCTGAAGAATCAGGATTCAACAACAAGCAGCACACAATGGATTCTTGGACTAAACGGAACTTCATTTAACAACAACGTTTCCGCAGGCGCACAGCCGCTTAATTACTTCACATTTAATTCAGTTGTAAGTGTTGCACCCGGCACTTCTTACGGAAGCAGCTCTACCTACACAGGACTTGTAAATACTACCGTTGCCGTTGCTAACAAGTACGGATTTTCAACAGTATCATCAGGACTAACAACACAGAACTGGGGTGGGTTATACCTTGATGGAAATACATCAGGAACGATTACAGCTATGTACGGACGCAATACAAACGCATCAGGTAAAGTAATAAGCCAACTAATATCATCAGCAGGAGGCACGGCAGAATATCAAGTAATGGAAAATACGATAGGTGTGCCGTGGAGATTGTACGGCAAAACAGGAACATTGCAGCGAGAGTTTTACATCGGCTTTGGCACTTCTACTTGGGATTCATTAATGAAGTTCAGAGGCACAGATGGCAAGGTTCAAATCAGGACTAACTTAAACGTAGGTTCTACCGATTATGCTCCTGCGTCAGCAGCACTATCAGTTACAAGCACAACACAGGGATTTCTTCCTCCTGTAATGACAGCAACACAAGGCAGCGCAATATCATCACCTGCGGAGGGATTGATAATTTATGTAACCAATACCAATGGAACATTCACAGCCAAAGGATGGTGGGGCTGGGATGGTGCTGCATGGGTCAAATTAAATTAGATATGAAAAAAATATTTTTAGCAACCATGTTCCTGATATCTGGAAAATGCTTTTCGCAGGACACTCTTGAACTGCCCAAACAGCATTACGAAAAGCGAGCCAACGGGAATAGTGCGTTTGTAATTAACCCTGTAAAATTAGTTACAGGAAACTATACACTTACCGAAAACGATAACGGTGTAACCATCCACATCAGTTCAGGGAATATTACCATTCCTGTTTTCGATAATTCTTTTGTGTGCTGGATTTTGAGAATAGGTACAACACGTCCTATCTTTACAGGGGGAATTATAAGGTCAGGCTTTACGCCGCTTTCATCACGTTATCAATCCGTAACGGTTTCGGCATTACCAAAACAAACGGCAATAATTTATTAATATGGAATTTTATCAAAAGCATATTATGAAACTTGAAAAAAGCATAAGGCGATGGGCTGATTCATCCCGAATTAGGAAAATAATCAGGTTAGCGAATTTAAGAAGTTACATTTGGGTAATTTTATGTGTAATTTCATTTTGGACAAATTTTGTCCACGCTGCTGATTGGTACGTTTCAACATCTGGAACGGCTGCTAACCCCGGAACAATTAGCGCACCAAAGAACTGGGCAGGCATGGTTACGATAGTAAACAACGGAACTGTACAGGCAGGGGATAGGATTCTATTCAAGAGAGGTGATGCGTTTGTAGGCGTTCTAAATTCGGGCGATTATTACGGAGGCGTAGCAAAGAACAACATCACATTTTCAGCTTACGGAACAGGCGCAAAACCACGTCTAACGGCAACTACAGGTACAGGTGTATTCCACATCATGAAAAAATCAGGCTGGGTTTGGGATGGATTAAATTTTCAGGACGTTACTTTTTCCGTTTCCGACAAGTTAAGTATTGCTCCATGCGCTACAGGGATAAGGCTTGGTAACTTCGGCAGCACATCAGCAACTGATAAGATGAGCAACAACACAATAAAGAATTGCGATTTTAATAACATCGGTTTGGGGATTGTGATTTATGGTGATAATAATTTTGTAGATTCCTGCACGTTTGTAAACCTCAAGAACGTTGTAAACACACCCAACACAGGCGGTTCAACAGCGTATGAAGATTATGGCGCAAACGGTATAACCTTAGCAGGTAGTAACAATTCATTCTTACATGGGTACTATGAATCTAACTGGTGCGAAAGTTACGACTTCGGTTTTTCTGGTGGTGCTAATGAAATGTTCGGGGCTTGCGTAGATAATCTATTTGCTTACAACACTTACATAGATTGCGGTGGTATTGCTGAATACGGAAGTCAGGGCAGGGGCGATACATCAAGAAGGAATAAGATACTCTACAATAAAATTATAAATTGTGGTTCGCTTACTTACATAAACTTCTCATCTGTTTTTGTTTGTGTGGCCCTTAATAATCTTTACTACAATAACCTATTTGTTGAAAATTCAGATAGTAGATTTTCTGGAGTAAATGCAGGTACAGGAATAACAACAGCAGAGGCGAAGTCGCATTTTACTGCTGATTTCGCTTGCCTTGCATTTAGTTCGGGAAGTCCTGCCGTTGCTGATATTTTCACCTTAAAAAATAATATCTTTTGGCTTGCGAATCCTAATTACAAAGTAGCGAATAATTCAAACGTAGCTTCTAAAACAATACACACAAACAACGTTTACAGGCTACTTGGAACAGGCTCAACCACAGGATACAGTTTAGAAGGAACGGAATTTTTAAGTACTGGAGATTTGTTTGTGGCTCAACTTGGAGCAGCAACTGGATGGAACTACCAATTACTTACTCCATCGGTAGCAAGGGATGCAGGAGCAAACGTTGGCGGTACAGTTGACTTCGCAGGGCTTGCAGTTACTAATCCTCCAAACATCGGCATTTACGAAGATGTTATCCCTGCTTTGGTAGCTTCAAATTCGTTTACATCAATTACCTGCAATGGCGTTACATCATCAGTAACGGTTACGGCATCGGGTGGCGTTCCTCCTTATTACGGAACAGGTGTCTTCACAAGAACAGCAGGGCTTAATTTATTCACCGTTACGGATGCAGCAGGGAACACATCAACAACAAGTGCAAGCATCAGCCAACCGTCTGCAATAACGCCACAGGTTACTTATTCCGCTATCCTTTGCAACGGTGGTACATCAACGCTAACAGTTACAGCCACAGGGGGCACAGGAGCTTTGTCAGGAACAGGAACGTTCACACGTTCTGCAGGTGCTTATTCTTACACGATAACAGATGCAAGCGGATGTTCAGTTACAACCACAGGAACAATACCACAGCCAAACGTACTAACCGCTTCTAATAGCTTTTCAGCCATCGTATTCCCATCATTAACAACAAATGTGGTGGTTACTGCTACAGGTGGTACACTGCCTTATACCGGAACAGGAACATACGGAAGAACGGCAGGAGCTTTCAGTTATACGGTTACGGATGCAAACGGTTGTACATCGGTTACATCGGGAACGGTTTTGCCTGTTGTTCAGCCAGTACAAACTTTCATCATCAAAGGGCTTGCGCCACTAATTAAACAGTAATGGAAACAGGTTTAAACAGCGTATTACTAAGTGTAATAATTTTACTTCTAACAACGATTGGCGGTATGCTTTACAAAAAGTTGGAAGAGTTTTCAAAGACTATTCAGGATATTCTTGTCAACGATATGAAAGACAAGAAAGACATTGAACGGATAGATTATACATTAGACGAACACCATGAACGAATTGGTAAACTTGAAGATAAAAGAGCATGAGCAGGTACAATGATTTGGACTATGTAGTAACGTACTACAAAAATCGTAAACAAAAATCAAACAATATGAAGAATTGGCGCACAACACTTGTGGGTGCATTGCTGGCGGTACTTACAATTATCCAGCCTCTTATTGAAGATGGCTCGGTAACACCTATCCGCATTGCAATAGCAGGAGCAATAGCTTTGCTTGGTTACTTAATGAAAGACTTCAATGTAACCGGAACAGGTAGATAAAGAGGGGGGCTTAGCCCCTTTCTTTTTTAACTGTCAACAAATTGTATACGGTTTGATTCGATTTAAGACGGTTTTATCCGACAATTTCAACATGAACACGGCTTAGTGATGGATTTATCAAACAATTTCCTCATAAAAAAAAGTTTATGCAAATACGACCTCGAATTAGTCAGGAAGAATTTGATTTAATTAAAGGGCATAGAGCATTAAAAGAGGAATGCGAAGCAACAGGAATACCGCTTGATTCCGTTAATTACTATTGGTACAAGTCCGAAAAATTTAGCATCAACGCAAAAAACAAACAAAAGTCTTATCTTGATGTAAGGGATGAAGTAATTAAAGAAATGCAATCTTATGCACCAACCTATCCTACAATAAAAAGAGAGGATTATAAAGATAGTAAACTTCTTATTGTTGACCCAGCAGACCCGCATTTTGGAAAAAAATCAACAATAGAGGAAACAGGTCAAGACACAAACAATATTTCTACTGCCGAAAGATTTGCAAGCGGAATTGAGGGATTGATAAACAAAACGGATTGCTACAAGTTTGAGAAAATAGTTTTTGTAGGCGGTAATGATTCGATGCACACGGACAATCCTTTCGGAACTACTACATCAGGAACAAGGCAAGATACGTGCGGATTGTGGTATGAAAATTTTATAGCCGCAAAAAACGCTAACATAAAGGCTATTGACAGGCTGTTAACTATTGCAGATGTGCATTTTGTATTTTGCCCTTCCAACCATGATTTTATGACTGGATTTTTCTTAGCTGATACGATTCAATCATGGTACGCTAATAATAAAAATATAACATTTGATGTTACGCCCATTCATAGAAAGTACATACATTACGGACATAGTTTATTAGGGCTTACGCACGGGGATGGGGCAAAAGAAAGTGAACTTTCAGACCTGATGAAAACAGAAGCAAAAAAAGCATGGAGTTTAAGTAGATTTGCTTACTGGATTGTTCACCACAAGCATCATTCGGACACGAAAGGTTACAAAAACGGAAAGGGTGTAAAGATGGAAAAGGATTATAAGAACCTAACGGTTTTTAATACAGGGTTATCATTAGACCCTACCGACTATTGTTTTGTTCAGTACATGAGAAGTTTAAGCGGTACGGATAGATGGCATTTCACCAATGGGTTTGTTCATGCGCCTAAAGCAATGGACGCATTAATTATAGACCCTGCTTATGGACAGATTGATAAAATAACACATTTATTCTAAAGATGATTGAAAAACAAATAATGTTAAAAGGAAAAGTTTTATGAGTATCGGAGAAGCATATGTTAGAATACATGGGATGTTGAATGAGTTGACACCAGTTGAAGCAATTACATTGATTGAAAGAATTGGAAAGGAGATAAGGCGAAAGAACTCAATTAATGTAAATAAGATTGGGATAAAATCCGTTATTGATGCTGAAAGAATTGATTTACTTAAACTGAAAGAAAATGGCTGATGAAGATTTGCCGGAAGGATTTGAATTTGAAAGCACATCACGTTCAGAATATGTGATATGTGCTGCCAATGCGTTGCAGGCCATTGACGGCATTGATGAAATGGTTCAGACGGAAGCAGGGAGAAACAGAATAAAACGGATTAGGTTTAAGAGTGTAAAGATTATTGATAACATTATAAATGAATTGTATGATGAATTATTTGAAGATACTAACGACCCTGATTTGTCTTAGTTTTTTAATCAATGCTTGTTTCAATGCGAAAAAGTCTATCCAAAAAATTGAACGCAAAGCACCAGAAAAACTTGCCGAGTATTGCGGCAAGGAATTCCCGGTAACTCAAACAATCAAGTATGATACAGCTTACGAATTTTTTGATTTGGTTTGCCCTGATCCATTGGTAAAAACAGATACTATAATTGGAAAGGATACGATTCCCATAAAGCAAAATTCCATTATTGCAAAAACGAACAAAAATGGAATTGTAAAAGTACCTATCAGGACGATAACAATAACTGTAAAAGACACGGCTTCGCTTCGCATTGCGGCTATTGAAATTCAGAAATATAAAGATAATGCGGACAAGTTGGCGAATAAGCTAACATCAACACGGAACTGGTTATTGTGGCTTGTAGTTGCTTTGGCAATTAGTGTGGTGCTGAATGTGATATTGATTAGAAGATAAAAGTAACAGTGATGAGTGCTACTCTTACGAGCCTTCTCTCAGACGTACTAAACGTGCTGTTACTTCACAAATATAATAAAAGATATGCAACTAACAACCAACTTCCATCTATCAGAATTTGCCTGTAAAGACGGTACGTCAGTACCCGATGAATTAAAATCAAATGTACAGGCATTAGCGGAGCAATTACAGATACTTCGTGATTATCTCAATGAACCCATCCACATCAATTCAGGGTACCGTACACAGGCCTATAATAAGAAAATAGGAGGTAAGCCAAACAGTTATCACATGAAGGCAATGGCGGCTGATATTACCGTGAAAAGCAAAACACCGAAACAATTAGCTTCGGTGGTGGAAAAGTTGATTGCAAACGGCTCTTTAAAGATTGGCGGCATGGGGGTTTATCCGGGCTTTGTTCACGTTGACACCCGTAAGGTTAAAGCGAGGTGGTAAATTTTAATACTCATTAACACAGTCAGGGCTGAATCCGTTAGGGTTTGTAACCTTATAACCAACTTCATTTTGAAATTTAATTATAACATCATGCCAATATTTGCAGTCCAGCATATCGCATAACTCAATTTCTCTTATTACACCTTTTTTACAATTCCCGTATTCATCATATTCGATTGGGAAGTAATGCTGCAATGCGGCTGATGCTAATCCGTAAGAAGACCAAGATCCAACTTTTGCAATATTTTCTATTAAATTATCTGGTGTAAAAACAAAACTCTTATCCATCATATTATTTTTTAAAGGTTAATAAGTAGCCGCTTTTACAGCCCACATTGCTGATTGTTCAGCAGCGATCATTGCCAAGTCTTTCAGCTTTAACCATTCTTTCAGTTCATTATCAGTCCATTTAGGATTTCCAGCTGCACCATCAATCAGGTCAATCAATGCAGCAGCAGCGACTTTAATTTCATTTACATAATCGCTTTCAGATGGGTTGAAGTTTACCCTTACACGGCGTTCTCCAAGTGTTACTAATTTTTCAATCTGTTCCATGATTTTTATGTGAGTTTTACAAAGCCGCTCAAGGCTGTTAAAAGTTAATAATTGGTTTTGGTCGGTGATTACTGGCTTTCGCCTTGCAAAATTGCTTTTAATTTCTCAACCATAAAGGCTGCTTCAGAACGCTTACCATCCCAATAATGATATGCCTCAGATTCTTTAGTATACAAATCACGATTACATTTAAATGCAACTACTCTACTTCTCATTTCTTTAATTAAATCCTTCAATGTTTTTTCATCCATCTTTCAATTTTTAAAAGTTAATAATCGGTTGCGTAAAGCAGCGTGTTGTGTGCCATTATAGTACAGCGTAGTGTTCCATAGCATACTCCTTTGTAAGCATTTGGCTATTTGTTTCTATTCTACCTATTTTGACAAAATCATTTACAACTCCGTTTGTTGAATCATATTTTAAAGAAACGGTATTACTTATTGGTTCGTTGTAATCTATAAATGATTTTGCTTCTGTCATTGTAATTACGCTGGCTCTTGGGAATATATCATTATCCCTTTTTTCCATTGTATAAATACCATCAGCATAATGAAAATGGTTATTAACTCCATCGTATTCGGAATAGAAACAAATATCTCCTACCATTACTTCTGAACCATCTTTGTAAAAATAACGGCACATAACATCGGCCTTGTGCAAGTGGGGGTTTTCTGCTATATTCATCATTTGTTTTTCAATTTTAACTCTATTATTTTTTTTCATATTTTAATTTTTAAATTTTATTATTTATACCCGTACAGAAGTCAGGTTCAACCTGATAAATTTACTATAAAAAATAATTCTTTACAACCGTTCCGGAAGATAGTTTAATAAACTTATCTTTTATTCCAATACCTGCTTTATTCCTTAAATCGCTTATACGGCTATTTAAAGCAGTTATACCGATGGTTTGGGCTTCAAAGCAGTTGATAGTACGCCCTGATAATAGCCAGTCGTATACGGCTTTATTTTGCCCAGTTAATTGAGGTTGATTTATCGGGCTGCCTGTTTCAAAATTTAATTGGATTTGCATGAATTTTAAATTTTATTATCTTCTAACTTGTAAATCATTTTTACAAGTTGGGTAATTTGAGCAGCCCTTGCAGCACTTGCAGCATCTCTTGCAGCAGCCCTTGCAGCATCCCATGCAGCATCCCATGCAGCAGCCATTGCAGCCCTTGCAGCCCTTGCATCCCTTGCAGCCCATGCAGCATCCCATGCAGCAGCCCTTGCAGCAGAAAGTTCTTCATCTGTTGCTTCCCCGTTAGCGTATCTTTCCGCAACATTGCAAGCCTCAATACTTCTTTCATCAGGTTTATCTACCAGCTTTAATGCCTCCCTTGCACACCAGACAGCAAATAAACGCAACGTCTTTGCATCAATAAATCCTTCATTAAGCACTACCCAAAGTCTATCATTAGCAGGGCATTCCTTTACATTTAAAATATCTATTACCGTACCTGTCCAGTTTTCGGGTAAGAATTTTGCAGGGTCGTAGCAAGGTGATAAATCTCTGATTTCTTTAAGTGTTATTTTTTTCATTTTTATGGTTTTTTAAATTTTAATATGCCGGTCTTTCCCGGCTGTCGTCCTGTTCAGAGTTGGCCATAATACAGGCAAGGCGGCATTTCAATTTCCTATATTGAACCTTGTCCAATTCCCATAACCGTACTCCCTGTTTACTTCAGATTCCCATCTACCTATAGGCGCATTAGTATAAAATGAACCAATAAAAAAATTTTCGTTGTACACTTCTAATTTTGTCCACATAATTAAAAATTTTATTTATTTAACGAAAGTTGTCGTAAGGGTACGGTTCATCAGCAGGGAAATCAATACCCTGAACTTCTTTTTCTTTTTCTCTTTTTTGTTCATTTTTGATTGGTTTGTATTAAAAAAAATAATTAACAATTGCCATCACTAAGGCAAAGGTTAAAAGTATGAATAGTATCATGGGTTTAATAATTGAGGGGTTTCGTAAATGTTACCGATAATATTTAGGCTCTTTTGTATATTCCAAAGATCATAGTTTTGCCAGATATGTGCAGATGATGGGTGTTTTTTATCAAATTCATTTGATAGTCTTACTCCACAAAAGCCCGTAGGCAAAACAAAAATTTCTCTTTTTGCGCCTTCATCAGATTCATAATTATTAAAAGACATTGAACCATCTGTTTCTACAATATCCCCTTCATAAATTTCCTTTCCATTGCGGTCTTTTAGTCCGGTGTATTGCATAATTATTGCGTCATCTCGAAGGAATCCGAAAAACCTCGATAGCTCAAAATTAGTGTCAATAGGCATAGTTAACATCTTGCCATCATCAAAGGCACGAAATTTTATCTCTCTGTTCATAACTCTACTTTTATTTCTTTGATGAAATTTGGATTCAAATTATAAGTACCTTGATTAATATAAACGTCACTGTAATACCTCTCACTTATTTTATTATAAGGATGAATAGTATCATGGTTTTAATAATTGAGGGGTTTCGTAAATGTTACCGGATACAATCATCCAATTACCAACATCTTCCATATTGGCAATATCTATTCCAGTACCGTAATCTATCATAAACATTGCCCAGCTTTCGTTGTAAAAAACAAGTCCTCCATCTTGGTCTATATCCCCCTCATAAATCTCCTTTCCGTTTTTGTCTTTTAGTCCGGTGTATTGCATGAGAACTTGGGTGTTTGGGTACATAAATTCACCTATTCGATAATCCTCCCAGTCTTCAGTCATTACAGCAAATGCCTCATTATCAGAATTTACAACTGCCCATAAATCAGATGGGATAAATACTTTTTTATAAATATCCCATGCACGAAATTTAATTTCTCTTTTCATAACTCTACTTTTATTTCTTTGATGAAATGTTCTTTATCATCCCATAATCCGGATGTATACTTTATAACTGAAGAAATCCCTCCATGCCCATTTCTAAACAAATTCACATACACAACCTAACAATCCACTTCGAGCATGAGGTCATTATGGCTAATTCCAAAAATGCTTGAACTTCCATCATTTAGCCAATTACGAATTTTACCATCAACAACTCCACCGTAACGAAGTCCATGTGTTTCAAAATCAATAAACTTTTTTACTTCTCTCCCGTCTGCCGTTTTAGGTGTGCAGTTACCTTGTTGCCATCTTTCTAAAGTGAAAGGAATTAGTTCTTTCATGTTAATAGTTTTTTTTATTTTTCAATTACTTTTTTCATCTTGATATATTGCTTATATCCTTTAGCCTTAAATCGTATTTTGTTTTTTGCCCAATCATATAATTTCCGTCTATGGTGAAGTAATCTGTATCTCCCGGTATAAACTGCATTTCCCCATTTTCTTCGTATTTTACTCCGTCCCATTTTAAACCCAATGGGTATTCAGGATAAGAGCAGCTAAAAAAAAACTTTTTAAATAGTTTTCCGTTGCATTCAATTCGATATGGGTCAGGCAAGATGCACTCAACTCTTGGATTTTGCGAATTTTTTCTCTTATAAAATTCGTTTAAAGCTAATTGAAATTCGATTAACTCATTAAGTTTTTTCATGTTAATAGTTTTTTGATTTGAATAATTGCTTCTTGAAAATCGTTTTCATAGGGTATTGGATTTATCTTAAAGTAAGCAAGGCCTGTCTTAAACATCCATGAAACCTTTTGCGGTGTATGCTCTATCGGCTTTTCAATGGGTTTCTTTTTCATTAAAACGGTAAATCATCTACTTGACTTGGTTGCGGCTGCTTGCTAATTTTCAAAGCTGCAAATTCAAGACTACCCTTCATCTTATCTTTGATAAAATCCGGCAGCATATCAAATTTATCAAAATCAAAATTATCATAAGATAAAACGAATGTTGGGTTAATCTGATCGGGCAAGGTGAAGCCCTTTGGAATTGCTGTAATCCCGGCAATGTTATCGTAAATCTTGCTGCTGTCTGTCTTAGAAGGCGTATGCACAATGTTTATCATGCAGCCTACACTAATCAGTTTAGTAATGTCAAACATTTGCGCCTCCTGTTCTGTAAAGTCTTTGCCCCTCCAGCTTTTAAGGTCGGCTCTTAAAGATGATTTTTCATGTAAAGAAAGGGTGTATTCCTTAGATTTTACAATAGGCTGTTCGCCTTTTTCTTCATTAAATACTCGTAGTTCGGTAGGGAACTCCCAGCCTATACGAACCTTTTTCAAGGTCTTTGGGACTCCTTGGATAATCTCGTTTACTGTTCCGATTTCAATCATTTGGTAACATCGTGCGATGTAGTTTCCTGCAGGGATCAGTTCCCTTTTTTGTGATGTGGTGGTTGCGTTAATCATTGTTTTTCGATTAAGTTGTTAAAATTATTATTTATGTTGTTAAAATTATTAATAGCGATTTGTTCGATTTCTTTCAGGACTTCCGGCCAGTTGGTAACGGATATGGTCATTGATGCAGGAAGTTCATCGAAGTAGATAGCAGCCCCTGAATTTACCTTGTAAGCAATTACCGTAATGTACAGGTCATTTCGACCAGTAAGTGTGTAATCAAAGGGCACGTTGTAAAGAAATTCTTTTTTCATTTTGTATGGTTTTAGTTTTTAACAAGAGTGTATTTTTAATAAGTATTCCCAAACGCCTGATGCTTCATGGTAATAATCTATTATAATATAATAATTGTTGTAATAACTTATAATAAACATCGGCTGCTTACTTTCTTCACCAAACCAAGCTATCAATTTTATGTCATAAACCTTGCTTTTTATTTTGATTTCGGTTCGATTAAGTTCTATCATTTTACCGGGAAATCTATCAATCCCACAAGTACGTAATTCCATTGATTGATTATGTATTAACAATTGTGCTTCTGTTTTGGTTATCATTTTTTTATGGTTTTAAGATTAATAATCTTGTTTAACATCAACCGGGCATCCATCGTACTGCTTTAGCCTCTTCCACAAATTAGTGGTTGAATGTAACTGCTCCTGATGCTTTATGTAAGCACGGATAACGTCAGGCGATAGTACTTTCTTTTTGGTCGGCTTTGTCTGCTGTTCTTTCTCATATTCAGCGATGCACTCTTCGTTTTCTTTTTTGAAGATAGCAATTATTTGTTCAAGGGTAAATTCGTCTGTCATAATAAATGCAGTTGTTAGGATGCTGCACCCCTGATTGGTTTACCAGTTTATTATTGCGTATGGATTAATCCCCATTTCTTTAACTAACTTTATAAGTCTGTTAAAGGTAATCTTAGAAACCTTTATTGTGATTGTGTTTTTTGTTTCATCAACTTTTTGATAATTAAAAGATGGGTATGCATTTTGCAAAAATTGATAATTGTGTTTTGCGATTAAGATGTTCATGATTTTTAGTTTTTTGGTGATTTGATAAAGCAGTGTAGGATGCTGCACCCTTGATTGGTTAATAAGCGAATGGCGATACCTTTTTAGCATACTGCCGGCTTACCCAGAATGATAATCTTGCCTTCATTCCGTTATTGTAGAAACGTGGCTCCATGTCTACACGTTCCATATTAGAACGACCGTTGTAATCCGATACTCTGATAACTTTGTAGCCTGCTTTCTTAGCTGCTGTAATTGTGCGTGGGGTTGTCATGATTTTTAGTTTTTTGGTGATTTGATAAAGCAAATATACACCCTATAAAATTACCAACCAAATTTATTTTTGTAAAATATATTTTTTTATTCGGATTATTCTTTGTAGGTTTGCAATTATGAAAGAAAATAAATCATACACACAGAAGCACAAAGAAGCTGACGCCTTACTGGTAAAGGTTTACGGGGAATTATTAGATCAAAAAATCATTTCCAGCACCTGTATTGACATTGCCGAAAAACTGGGTAAAACTAACATGACTATCTTAAATTATTTCAGAGGTCGAGGTTCAGACGGGTATTTGAAGGATGCTATTTTAAACCAATTTAAAAACAAAATATGAACAAAGGATTATTCTTCCATTTAATTAGCACGGTTATAATTATTGCGGCATGGAAGTTTGTAATTTGGGATGAAGATGTAACCAAATATTTAAGAATTAGGCTTGTTGGGAGTTTATTTGCCATGAACATACTAATTTTTATTATTGCTTCAATAGAAGATTTTTACGATGAAAAAATAAAACTTTGGTAATGTCAATTTTTTTTCCTATATTGCGGACGAGTTCAACACGAAAAGCAGTCGAGTTGAATTTATTTGGTTAATTCAAAGTCGGGTTAATGTGCTGCTTTCACATTTTCCCGACTTATTTTTTTTATGAAAAGAGATAGCGTAATTTTTTATCGGAGCTTTTTTGAGTCGATTCAGACACTTGACTTAGAGATACAGGCAGAGGTGTATAATGCTATATTCAACTACAGTTTGAACCATCTTGAACCAGATTTAACAGGTGTTTCGTTGGGTTTATTTATACTCATAAAACCACAGTTAGACGCTAATCATCAACGTTTTATAAACGGGAACAAGCAAAAAAATAAGCGAAACCGAAGCGAAACCGAAGCGAAACCGAATCAAAAGAAAAGCAAGAGGCAAGCTAATGCTAATGTAAATGCTAATGTAAATGTAAATGTAAATGATAATGAGAATATAGGACTAACGTCCTCCGTTCCCGAAATTCATCCATCAAACTATAAACCGGTTTTAGAAAAAAAGAATTTCGCCCCGCCGGAAATTGATGATGTTGTGCAGGTCATGTCCGAAAAACTGGATGATTTTACTGCAATGGCTCAAGCAATACTTTTTATGAACTATTACGAAAGCAACGGATGGAAGGTAGGTAAAAACAAAATGCAAAACTGGAAAGCCGCCGCCGCCGGCTGGATTACACGAATGAAACAATATGACAATGGAAAACAAAAACTTGGCACTTCAGCCGCAAGAATGGAAGCCCTCCGAAACTGGTAAGTTTGAGAAGGCTTTGCAAGGCTGCAAGATAAGACAAGAATCACACGAAAGGGTAAAGGAGTGCTTACGGATGTGTATGCTGAAAGTAGGCTTACGGGCCGCAAATATGCCTACTGATGAAGAAAAGGTTGTATTGATAAACCACCTAACTACAAATTATTCCAACCATACCCTGAATGAAATTTTTTTAGCATTTGATATGGCAGTACTGGGTAGGTTGGAAGTTGATCCACAGCACTACGAAAACTTTTCGTGCTTGTATTTTTCCCAAATTATGAACGCTTACCAGTCATGGGCAAAAGAAAGGTATAAGGAACTTCCGAAAGAAAAGCCAAAAGAATTACCTTCATCAACTGAACCAGCAACGGATGAGGATTGGATTGAGATCGGACGTTCCACATGGAACATGACAAAAAATGTTTTACTGATTCCGGCAAGAATTTACAAATTATTAAAATTAAATCCTACTTTAGAGGAACAGGAGCAGATAAAGAAAGAGGCTGATTTAAGAATAAACAATATGCTTTATGTTGATAAGGATTATTTTTTTGACGATGAAGAAAAGGAGAAATTTTATAATAGGCTGCTCCGTCAGATAGCAGTAAAGAACTATTTTGAAAGCAAATGAGAGCAAAGAGGATTGATGCAAATCAGAATGAAATTGTAAACCAGTTACGAAAGATTAAGGCATCTGTTTTTATCACTTCAATGGTCGGAAAAGGATTCCCGGATATTGTTGTGGGCTTAAGAGGGATAAACTTTTTAATTGAATTGAAGGATAGCAGCAAACCAAACAGCGCAAAAAAGCTAACGACTGATGAGCAGGCATTTTTTGACACATGGAAGGGAACGGTTTATAAATGCGA